AAATTACTACGACCGTTTTCTGCCCAAGCGTCTCGGCAAGATCGTCGCCTCTCTCGATCCGCAGGCCAGGATCGAGATGCATGCTCATCAGCTTCCTGGGCAGGATGAGGACGAAACGGTCATGGGTCACGTCCTTCACATCACGCCAAAGCTGCGCGCGGCGATCCTGAAGGGCCTGCCAGCATATGAGCGCGGCGGGTCTGTCGTGGATCAGGCTTTTGATGTATTGTCTCGTTTCTCGCGATAATTCGCGGGAACGGGGACGCCCGTAAATTCCGGCTGGAGTTGAACGAATGTATCAAATGGCGAAAACCGCCCGCGAGAAGATGAAGGCCAAAGCCCGAGCTCTTGCCGGTGAAAAGGACAGAAAAGTCGATTCGAGCGATTGGTCTCCCGCTGAGCCGCTCAACGCTGGCGCGCCTACTGGCATGCGCCCGATCTCGCAGCGCGCCTACAAGGCTGGGGGCAAAGTCGAGGGCGCCGCCAGCAAGCCGCGCGCGGATCGCAAGGCGCGCAAGGCCGGAGGCCGCGTCGAGACCGAGATCGGCGTTGGCATGGCCAACAAGAATATGAAGGAAGCCAACAAGTCACGTCCCGGCATCAAGCACGTTGGGGGCTTCAAGAAGGGCGGCGAGGTCAAGGACGCCGGCGTGAAGGATAAAAAGGCGCTCGGCGCCATCGATCCATCACCGAAGCGCGGCGCTGCGCAGCATTACAAAAAGGGCGGCAAGATCAAGAAGGCAGACGGCGGCATTCTGGACACGATTGCCAATGCCCTTTCTGGCCACGGATACATTGATGGCTCAACATGGGAATCGAAGGGCGAGCCAATGACGGCGTCCGATTCCCCCGCTCCGGCACGCCGCCTCAAGGATGTGGCTTCTCGTCGCCGTCGGGCTGTCGATAGGCTGACGCCCGAGCAGGGCAGCCGCGAGATGGCGGTGGCTTATGAGAACGAGCAGCCGGTGATGCGTGGATCCAAGGCATCTCCTGTTCAGTCAGGCCATTTTATGAAAAAGGGCGGCAAGGTCAAAAAGGCAGACGGCGGTTCGCTTCCGTCTCCCGAAGAGGCAATCGGTTCGGAAGAGCGGCTTAAGGGCCTGAAGGTCATGCCGGGCAAGTCTTCGACGTCCGCTGCTCAGGTGACACCGGCGCAGTTGCGTCGCGAGGAAAGCTACTCCGACGCCGACCGTCGCGCGAGCCGCCCCGGGCGGGCCACGGGCGGCGGCCTGATGGGCATGCTGAAGGGTGCGACGAAGAAGGTCAGCAAGAAGGGCGGCAAGACGAATATCAATATCGTCATCAATGCCGGGAAGCCTCCTGCTGCGCCTATCGAGGGCGTGGATAAGCCGGTTGCGGCGAAGGCTCCTCCTATGCCTCCGATGGATATGGGCGCGCCTACGCCGCCTATGGGCGCTCCTGACATGCCTCCTCCGATGCCGCTCGGCGGCATTGGCGCACCGCCACCGGCTGGCCTGATCGGACGTAAGTCCGGAGGTCGCGTTTCGAAGGTCGCCTCGTCCTACAAAGACATGGAGGCGGGCTCCGGTAGCGGCGAAGGTCGCTTGCAGAAGACGGACATTGCGAAGAAGCATCACGATGCGCCGGCTCGCAAGGCAGGCGGGCGAATCAGCAAGGTCGCCAAGTCCTACAAAGACATGATGGCTGGCGCCGGTTCTGGCGAAGGTCGCCTGCAGAAGGAAGATATCGCGAAGGCGAAAAAGGTTCGCGCGGCCTAGTCGCGTGAAAGGGGGGCAGCTTCCCCTTCCTTGAGCTGTCCCCCACTCTTACATAAGGAAGGCCAGTTGAAGGGGCTGGACATATGACTGCGCTGACAACTGTTGCTGTGTATCAGAAAGAGTTGAGGGAACTGGTCTCGATTGAAATTGAGAACGTGTTGGAAAAAATGGCCAACGGATTTGTCGATTCATTCGAGGACTATAAGAGCTTGGTCGGCAAGGTTGCCGGCTTGAGGACGGCAATTGATCTCATGGATGAGGCAGATCGCATATTGTCGGAAAAGTATCGCTAAGGAAGGGGACACAATGCCTGCAATGACGATGGAACACGACGAAGACCCGAAGCAGAAACTGCTGGATGCTCTCGGAGATATCTCAAACATTGAGATATTTAACACTCAGGCTCTGGTTGCCGTTTATATCCGGCCGCAGAGGACAAAAAGCGGTCTGTATTTGGCGGATCAGACAATCAACGAGGATAGATATCAGGGCAAGGTTGGTCTCCTTGTGAAGATGGGCCCGCATGCCTTTCAGGATGACAGCGGAGAATGGTTCAATCAAACCAGTTTCAAGCTGCATGACTGGCTTGTCTATCGTCCGTCTGATGGGTGGAGCATCACGGTGAACGGCGTGCTGTGCCGAATGCTCTCCGACACGCAGATCAAGATGCGCGTCCCGTCGCCAGACGCTGTTTGGTAAGGAGAATCATATGTCTGAAGAAGAAAAAGGGATTGATGTTGCCTTGGAAACGGCATCAAACGACGAAAAAGCCGCTCCTGAGGTCGTAGTCGGCGACGCTGAGGTCGAGGCGCAAGAAAAATCTGCAGAAAAAGCAGAGATTTCGCCCGAAGAAGGCATCTCTGAGCTCAAAAAGAGCCTTGAGAGGGAGAAACAGGCCCGTCTGGAGGCTGAAAGACGCGCGCTTGAGGCCCAGAGCAAGGCTCAAAAGGCCAATGCGGACAAGAGCGAGTCCGATTATCAGCTCGTCCTTAATGCAATTGACAGCCTCAAGATGCGGACCGAGCAGCTAAAGGCCGCTTATGCCGACGCCATGAACACGCAGGACTACGCGCGTGCGGCGGAGGTTCAGGCAGAGATGAACATCGGCGCGCATCAGCTTTCTGAGCTCAAAAGGGGCGAGAAAGCCATGAAGGCGCAGATGGAGGAGGCGGAAAGGAACCCGCCGCCTGTCATCCCGCAGGGTGATCTTGTCGACAGGCTTGCAAGTCAGGTTTCCGCACGGTCTGCTGCGTGGCTGCGCGAGTCTCGCGATCACTTGCGTACCGAAAGAGACGTCCGGAAGATGTTTCGGGCGCATGAAGACGCCATCGACGATGGCATTGAGCCCGACTCTGCTGAGTATTTTCAGTTTATTGAGCAGCGTCTTGGGATCCGGCGGAATGCTGACGAGGCCAGCACGCGCACCACAGCGGAAAGCCCAATGTCCGCTGCGGCGGCTCCCAGAAAGCCAGTTCAACCCCCTCCGGCGCCGGTATCTCGGGGCGGTCAGCGCTCCAATGTCATGCGTCTTTCGGCTGCAGAGGCTGAGACTGCCAAGTCCTTGGGCATGACCGTGGAAGAATATGCGCGCAATAAAGCGCTGCTCAAAGAAGAGGGCCGCTACGGTCACTAAGGATGGAAAACATGAACACGACACGCACCCCCAGAGCCGGTCGCTTCGCCGCTGCAGCCAAGCAGATTGATGAAGCTCCTGTTGTTGAGCGTCCTGCGCTTCGCCCACCGGCTCGCGAGGAAGATTCGCGGGCGGCTGCCGCGCGCCGCGCGGCCGAGCTTCGCGACCACCTCGGCGAAGTTGTCGATGCGGCGGATGACTTCTATGTCCCGCCGGATGAGATCCCGGATGGCTGGACGTATGAGTGGAAGCGCCACTCGACGCACAACATGGAGGATCCGGTCTATCACACGCAGCTTTTGCGTGAAGGCTGGGAGCCTGTCATGGCGCATCGTCATCCGAGCATGATGCCGTCGACCGATCTCAACGGGCCAATCTTGCGCAAGGGCATGATCCTGATGCAGTGCCCGACGGAGATCATCGAGGAGCGCAAATCTGCCGAACTTCGCAAGGCAAAAATGCAGGTGCGGGCGAAGGAGCAGCAGCTCGCCGGCACACCGGAAGGGACGATGACGCGAGATCACGCAAAAGCGCGTCCGCAGATCAACAAATCGTATGAAGCGATACCGATCCCTGAAAAATAAGCCTGTGTAGCACAGCGGTAGTGCAGCGGTTTTGTAAACCGAAGGTCGGGAGTTCAATCCTCTCCGCAGGCACCATATCGAGGGGGCGTCAAGCCCCCTCTTTACTTTTATGGCGTGTTTATAGATAATGCCGGCAAGCCGCATGCGGCCCGAGCTCCCCCGGCGTGGAGCGTATCTTCCCCGGCTAACATATCGCCCCGGCGCGCGATGATGAGCCTCCTGTAAAAAGGAGAATCCGTCATGGCGAATACGAATGCGCCTTTCGGTTTTACCCCGTATCGTGGGAACGGCGCTGCGCCGACCTACGAACTTGCGACGCGGCAGATTGCCTCGACAAACACAAATCAGATTTTTCGCGGTGACGCGACGATCCCGCTGACGACTGGCTACATCGATGTGATGGCGACGGGTGGCACGGTTCGCTGCGAAGGCATCTTCTGGGGCTGCAAATACACGTCGGTGTCGCAGAAGCGTCCCGTCTGGTCGAGCTATTGGCCGGGTGCTGACGCCGTCGCTGGCAGCGTCGAGGCGTATCTATACAGCAACCCGCAGATGCAGTTTGAGGTCCAGTCCTCCGACTCCACCGGCACCTCCGCGATCACAATCGCTAACATCGGCGAATACATCAACATCGCGAATGCTGGCGGCAACACCGCAACTGGCATTTCGGGCATGACTGTTGATCAGGACACGCTCGCCACAACTGTCACGCATCCGTTCATTGTCGTCGGCCTTATCGATTCGCCTCCGGGCTCCGAAGGCACCGACACAGCGTCGGAGTTCAATCGCGTGATCGTCGCCTTCAACAACGCCTCAAGCCGCACCAACGGTGCTGGCCCGCTTGGCATCGCCTAAGGAGTAAGGGACCATGGCTGTTAATCTTTCCGCCATTAAAGACCTTCTCCTCCCCGGTCTCCGTGGGATTGAAGGCAAGTATGAGCAGATCCCGTCGCAGTATGACAAGATTTTCACGAAGCACGACTCGAAAATGGCGCTTGAGCGCACAGCCGAGATGCGCTTCCTGGGTCTTGCCCAGTTGAAGACGGAAGGCGCGCAGACGTCGTTCGATAACGGCGCCGGCGAGCGTTACGTCTACAACCAGGAGCACACAGAAATTGCTCTTGGCTATGCGATCACACGCAAGGCCATCGACGATAACCTGTATAAGTCACAGTTTATGCCGTCGAACCTCGGCCTCGTCGAATCGTTCCAGCAGACGAAGGAAATCTACGGCGCCAACGTGCTCAACACGGCGACGACGTATAATGCTTCGGTCGGCGGCGACGGCGTTGCGCTCATTGCGACGAACCATCCGATTGACGGCGGCACAATCGCCAACCGTCCTGCGGTTGATGTTGATCTCAATGAATCGA